GGCGCTGACCTATGACAAAGTGCGGGAGATCCAGGACAAGCCCCGGAGCGAGCAGGCCTTGTATGGCGTCCTGTACGGTTGCGCGGACCCGAGCTGGAAGGATAGCCGGATGCTGGACCCCGAAAAGAGTATCGTTACGCCGCTGGACGCCATCAAGGCCAGGCTCATGAGCGGAGAGATCGATGAGCTTTATGGGGAGATCCAAAAACTCTCCGGATATCTGCGCAGAACGCTGCGTGATGTAAAAAACGATTAGAGGCGGGGAGCGACCCGGAGCTGACGCTCCTTTTCTACCTGTTCCACGTCCATAACTGGACGGCGGCGGATCTGCAGGACCTGTACGCCCGCCGGGATGCATGGCAGGAGCTGATCCGGGAGTTTTCCGCCTATGAAGCGGAGAAATGGCCTTTCTGGCCAAACTGGGGCCGAAAATAACGACCACCCCGCCGAGAGGCGGGGTGGTAAGCAAGATTCAAGGCAGCATCCCAAACACGGAAAGGGCGGTCAGCATTAGGGGAATCATCATAAGCGCCAGGCTGTTCCAAAAGCGGGAGCGGTCCGAGGAAGAAAGAGAAGCGTAGCTTCTCATGGTCCAGGGGAACTTCATCACGCCGATGGGCACGCATATCATTGAGATCACCAACAAGAGCATGGTCAGTGCGAACATGCTTTCTCACCTCCTCCCTGGAATGTGTTTCTTTTTTATTTATCATAGCATGAGCATCTGATCGCTGTCAATTCAGAAGGAGGAGCCTATGGCGGATTCCATCTCCATCGTCATGAAAATGAACGATGACATCAGCGGAAAACTCAAGAGTATTGCCAGCACGTCCAAGGGCGTCTCCAAGGAATTTGAGGTGCTGAAGAACCGGGCGGATGCTCTGGGGAAGCGGTATGCCGACTTCAACCAGATGTCCGCCAAAACGGCAGCGGAGGCTTTGGGCGTAAAGCGGGCCATGGACGAGGCGGCAAAATCCTTCAAGAAAACGGGGGATGAGGCCGATCAGGTCCGTTTTCAGCAGCTGCGGGAAGAGTACACGGCTCTGACCGATGCAGCCAAGACCTATGCTGAAGAGGCAAAGCAAACCCAAAAGGCCATGCGGGAGACGTATGACCAGGCCCGGAAATTGGAGGATGGGGCCGGGGGCGGCAGCGGAGGATTTCTGACCTCTACGTTCGGGAAAACGCTGGGCGGGGCGCTGGCGGCCTCCGGCGTGATCCGGGAGATCGGATCCAGCCTGACCGGGGCGGCTACCGTCGGATTGGAAAGCGCCGTGGGTCAGCCCGTGGCCACCGCTCTCAACAGCACCCTCTCCGGTGCGTTTTCCGGTGCGGCCGCAGGCGCAATTGCAGGTCCTGTGGGTGCGGCCATCGGCGCCCTGGGCGGCGGTATTGCGGGCGCAATCAGCGGCGGCACCCGGATTTTTGAACAACAGGATGATGCTTTCAAGAGCTACGTCCAGAATACCTACGATACTGTTACCCAGGAGCAGGCAGATGCGCTCTCATCAGGCTCCACAATCGCGGGCAGTCGGGAGCAAACGTTGATGGCATTTGCCCAGAAACTGGGGGGAGATCAAGCGGCCGCTGATTACCTTGGTCAGGTGAAGGAGATGGCCAAGAGTACCAACTACACCTATGACCAGATTACCGGGTATTCCAAGCTGCTGCTCAACAGTTACGGCACGGATGAGACGCTGGATGTTTTGATGAAGCTCTCCGATGCCACGGCCGGTCTGAACCTCAACGGTTCTGACAATGAATTGTGGATTGCCGGTCTTTCACGAATGCGGACTACCGGAAAAGTCACCCAGGAGTATCTGAACTACTTTTCTGAGCGGGGTCTCGATGTCTACCAGGCTTTGGCTGACGCAACAGGGGCGGACAAGAGCCAGATTGCCGATATGGTATCTGGCGGCGAGATCTCCGGCGGCATCGCTGCCCAGGCAATCCTGGATTACATCGAGAAAACCTTTGGCGGCCTGTCGGAAAGGCTGGCTGGCACCTATGACGCCATGGTGGACAATCTGGGAGACTATGAGGCAGAGCTGGATGCCGCCATGGGTGAGGGCTATAACGAGGGGCGTAAATCCGGCCTGCAGGCCCAGATGGACTGGCTTGCTGGGGAGAGCGGCGAGGCCGTGGAAGAGGCGAACCGGGCCGTCGGTGCCTGGAAGGCGGAGTTGGAGAACCAGAAGGAGCAATATATCCGGGATGCCATGGATGCCATGATGGCCTCGGATGAATACCAAACGGCCAAGGCTGCCGGTGACGCTGCCGAAATGGGGCGATTGATCATGCAAGCCAAGGTACAGGGCATGAACGACTACAATGGCAGCGAGGGCGCTCAGGATGCCTTGGCGGCGGAAAAGGCGCTGGTGGACAATATCCGGGCGGACACCTCTTTGAACCAGGATTACTGGGACGCGGGATATGAAAAAGGACAGTGGTTCACAAAGGGTCTGGCCGCCCACATCGGAGGCTGGTCCATTCCGGAATATGAATCCCTTCCGGGAGACTGGAGCTACAACGCCGATACAGGCAACAGCAATGCATATGGCCTCAAGTATGTGCCGTATGACGGGTATCCTGCTCTGCTGCACCAGGGCGAGCAGGTGCTCACTGCAGAGGAGGCCCGGCGGAAAAGCCGCGTGGCAGCCGACAGTGTCTCCGTGACCATCACCGGCCCGGTGACGGTCCGCCAGGATTCCGACATTGATGCCATTGCCGTCCGCTTGGCGGAGGAGCTTGAGGCCAGGGCTCTGGCCTATGGAGGATAATGTGTGGACATCATTTTTTTGAACAGCAAAACCGGAGAGCAGCTGACCATGCCGGTGACACCATCGGAATTCCGTGTGGAAACCGGCCGGGCGGTGACGCAACTGGACATGGCACAGGCCGGGCAGGTGAATCTGCCCGGCCTGGAGGCGCTGTTCAACGAACAGCAGACATTCCTGCTGCCGTCCTCCGCCCGGAACTATACCTCGGCAGGATATGGAGGGAACCCCTATGGGATCGTGGATACCCTGACGCGGTGGAGCCAATCCGGCGATGTGCTGCGGCTGATCGTCACAGATACGCCGGTGAATCTTCCGATCCTGCTGGCCCCTGTTCGCTACGGCGAGCAGGATGGCACGGGAGATGTCTATGTGACGCTGACCATGCGCCAGTACCGGGAACTGGCCGCGGAGACCACGGAGCAGGCGGCCACCGGAAACGCCGGGCGCACGCAGTCCCCGGAAACGAAACCCGCCGCCACCTATACCGTGGTCAGCGGCGATACCATGTGGGGCATTGCCCGGCGATATTATGGCGACGGCACCTTGGCCTGGAAGCTGGCATCCTATAACGGCATCCCAAATGCCAACCTGATCTACCCGGGGCAGAAAGTCACCATTCCGGACAGATCCCTGCTGTGAGGTGATGAGATGGCTTTCGATGATCTTCTGAAAATCCGCACCTGGGCCAGGGACGGAAGCAAAACCTCCCATATCACGGAGCTGGTCCAAAACAAGACCTGGAGTGGGAGTTATCAGGACTGTGCCAGAAAGCTTACCTATACGGCCCTGCCCCAGGCCCTCAGCGAGTTGGGCGGTCGGGTCCGGCTCTACCATGAGGCGGATATTCTGTTTTCCGGTTCCGTATTCGCCCGGCGGCGCAATTCCCTGGAGGACGTCTTTTCCGTCACCGCCTACGACAGGGGGATCTATCTGAAGAAAAACGAGACCTACCGCAAGGTGCGCAGCCAGACGCCGGAGGCGGTGACGGCGCAGCTGTGCGCGGAATTCGGCATCCCCACCGGGACGCTGGCAGCCACCGGCGTGAAGCTGTCCCGGAATTTCCTGCCGGCGACCCTGTATCAGGTGATCCAGACCATGTACACCCTGGCCTCGGAGCAGACCGGGAAGCAGTACCAGATCCGCTTCCGTTCCGACGCGCTGGAGGTGGTGGAAAAGGCCCGGGGGCCGGAGACGCTGCGGCTGATCCCGGGCAGCAACCTGCTCTCCTGCGAGAGCGGCGAGTCCATTGAAAACCTGGTGACAAGCGTGGCGGTCTACGACGAGGAATACCGCCATCTCGCCACCTATGACAGCACCCAGGGGCTGCGGGAGCTATATGGTCTCATGCAGCAGGCTATCCGTGCCAGCGACAAGGAGGACCCGGCCCAATCTGCCCGGCAGATCCTGGAGGAGAACGGCATCAAGACCACCATTACCGCAAAATGCCTGGGAAATACAAAGCTCATCACAGGAAACGCCGTGGTGGTCCATGAGCCGGTCACCGGCACGGACGGCCTGTTCTGGATCCTTTCGGACAGCCATACCACGGCAAACGGAATTTATCAAACGACGGTTACCCTGGATTTCCGCAACCTGATGGACAAGCAGGAGGCGGGCAGC